CAGCGCGGAGACATAGCCGCCGTTGCGCAAGATCGAGCCCATTGGGAACTCGTCGGCATGGCCCTGAATCGCGTTGACAGCACGCATGTAGTAAACGTCCGAGTCACCTTCAACGGTGAACCAAATGCGGCGCTTCCACACGGCCACGGTGCGGACGTTAATAGGCAGGCCAACAGTCAATGCTGTGCGGTCAACCCAGCCGCTGCCGGTGCTGTAGGTCCAGTACCCAGCGCCAGGCGAGACGGCCAACAAGAACGTGTCTGCGGCCGTCGAGAATTGAGTGACCCACCAGGAGTCGTCGGTGCTACCCGTGCCGGTCACAGCAATAACAGGCTCGCCGCCATCGGTCACGTCGTAGATGTTGCCGTCGACCGCGATGAAGATCTTGTCGTCGGCGTTGTCGGGGGCCTTGTAGCTGAACACCGACTCGACCGCATCGCCTGACTCTGTCGCGGCATCGGCGTAGATCTGCCAGCCCTTGCGCAGCTCGCAGCCTTGCTGGCGCGGGATGAAGTTTGTCATCACCAGCGCGTCCTGCGGCGTCATGGCCGCGATCGGGTCACGGTAGTTAAGGCCACCGGTGGGGGCCGCAAGAACAGCCATCTGCGCAGTCTGTGCGGCAGCGGCCCTTCTGGGCGTCTTGAAGGGTTTCAGAGGCACCAATGGCATGGTCAGCCTCCATAGCCTGTGTCAGGCGTGTTGACGAGCGGCTGGATGTACGGGAAGCGGAAGTCCTTGGCCATGCTGAGCACCGGAGCGCCCTTGGCCGCACCCTTGCGGTTCTCGTAAGCCAACTGAAAGTCGCGCATCGCTGCGCTGGAGTCCAGGCCCTTCATCTCAAGCCACTTCACGCGTGTGAACAGCGTGATCAGCGTGGCATCGAGCAAAGCCACATCGCCGTTCTTGGTGATGCGGTTCTTGTACAGCGTTGGGTCATCCTGATCGCACACCCAGGCGTGCGACAGGTAGAACACGTTCATGACCTGTGGCGAGTTGGGAGGGGCCAGGACGTAGATCTTGTTGTCGCGCACCTGCCAGTAGAACGACAGCGTGGGCAGCGTGGTGCGGATCAGCAGCTGCTGCCACATCTGTGGCGACACCGGGCCCAGGGACGGGAACTGCGTTGTCGCGTTCCAGTTGGTCTGGTCGATCCAATCAAAGAAATCCTCGGGCAGCGGGAAGGCTTTTTCCTTCTGGCCGTTGACGTCGGACGTGATCGGGATTTGGTAATTCTTGACCAGCTCTTGCCAGTCGTACATCGTCAGCAGCTCGATCCCAGCCATGTTGGCGGCCTGGACGAACTGCTGGACGGCCGGGTCTTCCGATCCGGCTGGATCATTGGGGACGGGGAAGGCCACCATCGACGCCACGTTTTGCACGATGGCCGAGAGCGTCGACTCGTTGACAATTTGAAAGGCCATTCCCCGATCTCCTTTTACTCAGTCGCTTCTGCCACTTGAGGCGCGACGTTGCGCTTGGCTGGCTTGGCATTGGCCTGCAATGCTTCCACCATCGTGCGCAGATTCTCGATCTCCATGTCGCGCTTTTGCAGCTCGGCGTTCATCTTCTCGATCGGGGCGTTGTTGGCCGCGACCTGCAAGAAGGCCTGAGCGCGTTGCTTGTCAGCGTTGAACGACATGAACTTGGCACCCAGGTTGTCGTTGGCGTCGGCCAGCTGCTCCACCGTCACGATCTTGAAGAACTTGTATTCCTCGACCTTGGATGGAGACATGGTTGGCAAAGACGACAGCGGTGTGCCGGTCACAGCCTCGGCTTGGCCAGCTTTCCACTTGGCGTAGCGGTCGGCAAAGCGGTAGGCGTCTTGCTCGCTGACTGGGCGCTCGACCACCGATGACTTGTCGCCGGGCACATGGATGCGCACGTAATCGACTTCCTCATAAATGGCGCGGCCTTCTTCCCGGCTCTTGCCAGGATGAAGGCGCGGCTTGCGAGAGAACTCGACGTAGAGCTTTGCGTCGCCTGCAAAACGACTCTCGTCAGGCTTTGCAAACTCGCTTGGTTCTTCAAAAATGGTTGGTGTCGTGGGTTGCATTTTTTGCCTTTTTTATTTACTCAGGGACATTGGTCTCAAACTTGAGATCAGTGCCAGGGGAACCACCGATGCGGGAGCCGCCGATGGATACGCCGTCTGCGCCAATGAGGCCAATGCCTTCACTGACCGCGCCGGTGCCTTGGGATGCGTTCGTATCGACGACCGCTGGTGCTGCTGCAGAGACTGCTGCGCCGTAAGTTGCTGCCATGATGTTTCTCCTAGTTCAAAAAACCCGAGGGGTTGTGGGTCTCCCCAGTCCCTCGGGAAAGGGAGACCCACGACGGCCCACCAAAAAGTTAGGCTTGCAGACGGCCCTGGAACTGAGCGCCAGAGCTTGTCAAGTTGCCAGCCCAAGCCAGGATCTGAACTTCAGCGTCCTGGTTGATCGCGTAGCGGCGGTTGGGCGACAGCGGAACCATGTTGCGCTGTGCGTGCGGACGCCACTTGATGTACTTGGTGTTCAACATGAAGCCAGTGTTGGCAGGGCAGTAGCCGCCGATACCGCCGTCCAGGACCACGTCGGCGTCCATGAACTTCAGTGTGGGGAAGCCCAGGTTGCCGGTCTCGGCGCTGGTGAAGCGCTGCTGAGCCTGCAAGCTGCCCATGTAGAACGTCCAGTAGTTGTTGTCCAGGACGATCAAGTCAGGACGATCGGAGCCGCGGATCAGCGAGGACCACAGCTTGTTCATCGCGGCCTGGATGGTGGACGCAGAAGCGGTCACGCTCTGGGCGCTGAAGTCATACAGCTGCGAGCGCCAGAAGGCCCAAGTAGCGCGATCGATGCCACCGTAGGTGCCGGTCGTTGGGTCAGAGGGCACAGCGGCGTTCAGGCCGGTGACTTCTTTGCCCGAGGAACCAGTGCCGTCGGAATAGATCGACTGGGCCAGCTTGTTCATCATGGTGCTTTCGGCCACGTTCAAACGGGCCTCCAGCAGGTCGATGAATTGCTCTTTGCCGCTGTTCTGCAACATCTCCAAGCCGCTCATAACGACTGGAACTGCGAACTGCTTGATCTGGAATTCAGCGGCGCTGATCACGTCCTGGGCTGCCACGGGCAGCAAGTCGTAACCAGAGTAGAAGCCTGCGTTGGCGTTTTCAGCGAACGACAATTCTTCAAAAATGACGTTACCGCCAGAAATGGTCTTGACGTTGCCGCGCTGATTCAGCTTGGCCAGAAGGGCGTTGTTTTTGGTGACGTTGTCCGCGATCTGACGCGAACGGTTTTGAATCGTCGTTGCGACGATGTCACTGACGTTTGGAAATGCCATGATTACTCTCCATCTGAGTGTTGGATACGGGCTTTCGCCCACCTTGTTCAGATGCGCCTACGCGAACCGATCACAGTCCGACTTCGTCGCAGGTGGGACGCCGGGGGCGTCTCCTATGAGCTTGCGGTGGCTGGGGTGCTTGGGCACACCAGTCGGAATTGCTCCCGACATGGTGTGATTATGGCATCACCTTGAGGTCATCGTGATGGCCGCCTCGATCGCAGAACGCACGTCTGTGGTCTCCTGCTTCAAAGCACCCATCGGGGCCGAGCCAGAAACCTGAACGGCAGCTGACTTGGCCTTTTGTGCGGCCTGGGTGCCTTGCTGGGCACCTTGGGCTCTGACGCGCTGGGAGATCACCGAGCGCACCGTGTCGTTCATCATGCAGGCCTTCTTGTAGGCATCGGCCAGGGTCAGTTTCTGGCCACGACGCTCAGCCGCCTCGATCAGGTCGGCCATGTCCTCGCGCACGTCGCTGCCAAACTCGGCACGCTCCAGGAATGTGGCCACCTCAGTCTGGGCCGCCTGGGCGACTTGCTGCTGCTGCATGACCTGCGCCTGCTGGAACTGCGTGAGCATGTTCTGCATGGGGGCCAGGCGCTGGTTCAGCACCTGCTCCATCGCCAGCTGCTGCGGGTCTTGCTTGGGCGTCTGGCCAGCCAACGCGCCGTCCAGCATCTCGATGAAGCCATTGCCAAAGCGGCCGATGCCAAACTGGTTGACGATCCCGGCCACCATCTGCGCCAGCTCGGGCGCGGTGCCGGTGCGCAAACGCGCCGCCGTGCTCATCAAGTTGTCGATGGCCTGCAGCGGGTTGCTGTTCTCGGCGCGGATGAAGGCCTGGTAGGGTTCGATCGTCTTCATCACCGACTCGGCCGTCTTGCGGGCCTCGGCGGTTTCTTGCAGCGTGCGGGCCACCTCGACCTCGCGGCGCTGGATCTCAGCACGCACAGGCTCAGGCAGTGAGCCCCAGTGCTCGCGGATGTCAGGACGCCATGAGGCCGGAGCCCTTTCGCCTGGCTGACGCGGGCCTGACTTGGGGCCAGCCTGCACACCCTCGGCTTTTTTGAATTTCCCGTTTTCGTCGCGCTCCGGTTGTTGAACATCCTGGTTTTCAACAGGTTTGTCCTCGGCCAGGGCGTTCAGATCCTGCGATGCCGCAGGGTCTGCCGCTGGCGCATCAGCTGGCGCTGGTTCGCTGGCCGCAACCGGCTCGGGCGCAAAGTCTTGCGCGGGCGCTGACGGCAGTGGCTCGTCGGCTTGTTCAAACGCGGCCTCAATAGCATCGCGCATGGTTGTCGTGGGTTCGCTCATGGTTTTACCTGCTTTGGAGTTGTGAAATCGCACGCTCTATGTCGCGCTTGCTGAATGTGCCGCCCTCGGTGAAAAGGCGCTCACGCTTGGCCTGGTTTTGAGCCCAGGTGTTCTTGAAATCGTCGGCAGTGGTCAGGCCGTTGGCCTTCATGTACTCGCGGTGCTTGGTCCTGGAGCTGATGTCGGTGCCGTCGGTGGCACGCAGGCCGTCATAACTGCTGTCGCCCCACAGCGCACCGGAGTCGGTTCGCAGCTCGGCCTGGTAGTCGTTAGTGACTTCAATCAGCTCACCTGTCTTGCGGTCTTGAACGTATCGACGACGCGTCACTTCATGTCCTCCTCTGCCATCGCTGGCAATGAATAACCCAGAGCTGCCACCGCAGCTGCCGGGGCCATACCTTTGCGCATCAGCTCCACGGCCTTGGCCCAGTCGGCCTCGCTGAAGAACTTGCGCATCAGCTCCACGTCCTTGCGTGCGGACGGGAACTGAGCATCGCGCTCCATCTTTTGCTTGATGATGCTGCGGATGTCCTCGGACTCGCTGAGGTTGCCAGCGACAGACCTGGACACGCCCTCTGGCAGCTCGGCAAAGCCTCGCAGCACAGCCTCGGTGGCTTGGCCCTGGCCATACTGCAGCGGCTCGTAAACCGACTCGATGCCAGCCTTCTGCAAGCTCGCACCTTCAGGCAGCACGCCTGTGAGCGGGCTCTTCTTGCCGGTCAGTGTGCGCAGCGCTGCGGCCTTTGCTGCAGCATCGTCGCCGTAGTTGGCGATCGCCACGCCGCGTGCGCTGGCGCTGGGCATGTAGTCCGTGCCGCGCAACGCGTTTTGAATGGCAGCCATCTCAGCCGACGTGGCCTGGCGCGGCATCTCAACCAACAGCGCGTCCTTGCCCTGGCGATTGCCGCCGGTGAACATGATGTGGCCAGCGCCCGCCTCTTGCACGTCGTTGGCCGCACGGAATCGCTCGCCAGCTGCCATTGCGGCCCTGAAATTCGGGTGCAAGGTCGCGCTGTCTCCGGTGGGGAAGTTGGCCAGGGTTTGACTCACGGTGACCGGGTTGTTCTCGACCACCCCTGCGGTGTTCGTGTAGACGCCAGTGCCCTGTTGCGTTGGCAGCTGGCGCAGGCCCATCGCAGATGCGATCGCATCGCGGTTGCCAGCGCCAACCGACTCGGGCATGCCGTACAGCGCAGCCTCGCCTGGCTTTTCGATGTCCCATCGGCCGACGTCCCCGTATGCCTTTTTGGCTGCGTCTGTTTCGTTCAGCAGCTCGGGGATGTGGCCAGTGTTTGCACCAGGCACATACTCGTAGGTCGAGCTGAACGTGTGCTTGGGCATGTAGTCGGCGGTGGTCTTGTTGGCGTCGCGCAGTGCACGAACGACACCTTCTGTGCCGCCCTTGTAGGTGGCCTTCTGGCCACGCGCATACAAGTCCTGCGCCTTGCCGTAGATCCAAGGCACCTCCTGCAGGTGCGGGCCGGTCCAGTCGGTTTTTCCACCGGCCGCACGGGCGTTCGCACGGTCGACCATCAGCGCGGTCTCGGCATCCATGAATGGGTGCATTTGCTGCGACACGCCAGCCTTCCAGGGCTTGCCCTGGGCGTCGGTGTAGCCAAAGCCTTGAGCGGCCCTGAAGTCGTTCACACCGAACGAGCCCTCCACCGGCACACGCGGGTCGTTCTTCACGCGGTACTCGCCCACCTTGGCGGCCAGCTTTGGAGAGGTGCCCGACTCGACGGCCTTGTCGAGTGTTCGCATGCCCGCGCCCCGGTAGGCCATCTCTGGCGCACCCAGTGCGCGGGTGTTGTGGTGCTTGAGCGCGAACGCCAGCTCGGACTCAGGCGACACGCCGGCCGAATAGACCGCAGTCGCATCGAGCGACCGGTCGAGCTGGTAAGGCTCATTGGACGCGGCCTGGCCAGACTTGGCGCGGTCGTACCAGTTGCCCACCCTGGTGGGGTCGGCGTACTCGAGCGCGTTCACGCCCTCATCGAACTGCGTGTCCAGGCCCTTGCGCATCGCGCCCAGGCCAGCGCCGCTGGTGATGTGACGCGGTGCGCCGATGATCGAGCCGTCGGCACGCCGCGAGATGTGCTCACCCTTTTGGGCTGCACGCAGCACCGCAGCCGCGCCCTGCTGCTTCTCCATCTGGCGGTAAAAATCAGCAGGCAGTGCGCCGCTCTTGCGTTGGCCACCGGCCTTTTTGACCGTCTCTTCAACAGAATCACCGGCAGAGGAAGCGGCCTTGGCGTCGGCCTCGCGGGCGGCCTTCTCGATCTCTTTTTGACGCGCCGCTTCTTTGGTTTTTTTCTTGCCAAACCCGGCCAGCGCCTCGGGCACTTCGTCGGCCTTGTTCACGGCCTGCTCGATCACCTCGCGCAGCGCAGGAGCTGCCTCGTCGGCAGCCTTCGCGCCCTTGCGCAGCTTGTTGATGCCAGCCGTCACGCCGCCGACCACGGGCACCATGCCCAGGCTCGACAGCGCCATGCCCAGCTTGTCGTTTTCGCGCCGGGCACGCTCAAAATCGCGACCTGCAGTTGCAGTGCCGACCACCGGCACAAAGCCAGCGCCGATGTCGATGGCCAGGTCGGCCAAATCGCCATCCTGGGGACTGTCAAGAGAGACAAATTTGCGACCGCGATTGCGCAGCTCGTTGATGATTGCCTGTGCGTCCATCGTCTACCTCACTTCAACATGCGCAGTTTGTAAATCGTCGTCTGGTACAGAGCCACGATCTCGTCGATCGAGTTCTGCAGCGGTGTTTCTTCCTGGTCGCACACCTCGTAGCGGTAGCGCTCGATCCACTCCATGTGTTCTTCCAGCTCGTCGGCGATGTTTTCGTCGATGTCGCAGGCCTTGACCTCGACTTTCAGGCGCTTGCCGTAGTAGCCCTGGTACTGCTCGACAAACGCGTCGGTCAGGTCGCTCAGGCCCTCGTAAAACGCGGCCAGGGCCATGTGCTGCGAGTAGCTGTCGGTCGCCCAGTGGGCCACATGCCCACGCGATCGGGACTTGACCAGCAGCGTTGCAAATTCGTTGGCTTTTTCCATCTGTTACCTCACTGCATTGGACCGCCGACTGGCGGCATCTGGGGCGCTGCCGGTGGCAGCTGGGGCTGGGGCTGCAAGACACCCATCGCACGCAGCTGGGCCTCTTTGGCCATCGCGTCCATGTTGGTGTC